AAAGATGTTGGTTCTAAAAAAAATGAAATAATGGATACTCGTGGTAATACTTCTATTTTAGACTCGGGAAAAGTGTTAATGATGATAACTAAAAAAGAAGGTAATTACTGTTCTACAAATAAATATGTTATGCTCTCTACCAATGAAGAAATGACAGAAAATATTAGAAGGCTTGTTTCGGATTTTAAATCAGTTAATTTGGAAAAAGTTATAGAGGATTATGTAACAAATGTAAAGTCCATACTTGAACATGGTATATTTAAAACGATGTATACAAAAAATGTAAATTTGTTATCCCTTATAAAGGGTATTTTACATGCAAATGGAAATCCTCAAGCACCTGTTTTTATATATGACCCTTCATGTAATAGTTTTTCTAATACACATAATTGGACTACTCTTACACCAGACCAATTATCTTCTATTAGGAGCACGGATGATGCTGTTAAAGGTAATGACATTGCTTTTGGTAAAAAGCGTTCCCGAAAGAAAAGTAAACGAAATAAGAGTAAACGAAAGCGTATTTAATATATTTACAAAATACATGTTTTGTAAATATAAAGAAATTTTTGGAAAGCCTGGCCAGGGAATCCATTCACACCGGTTTTTAAATGTAGCCATTATAGATGTTCTTGAGACAATTATCGGTGCATTTATAATCTCTTTTATTACAAAATACAAATTCTTTCATGTCCTGATATTTTTATTCCTTTTAGGAATTCTTTGTCATCGCCTTTTTTGTGTGAGAACGACGATTGATAAACTTCTTTTTTGAGCGTCCTCTTCCTTCATGAAAATTCAATTCAAGTTCAACATACATTCCTAATTTTTCATCTACGATTTTTTCATATTTAGAATATTCACATGGTTCAATTGCGCAAAAAATAAAAAACAGCATTTTGCGCATAAATACATTTTGCAATTTTATAAAGTAAATGTCGCGACAAACTCGCATGGGACACAATTCCGAGAAACATTGTTCCACTCTTTTAAAGTAATTACAAATTTTATCGGTCGGACTAATTTGAAAACATGTACCCGAGAACCGGTCCGTAGAGTTTTTTATAAATTTTGAAAAAAAAGGAATCCCCAGAGACTTGAATTGTTCAAAAGTAAAATGAATTAACGGAAGAATTTGTGGTTCCATTTCTTTTGCAAAGTCATTGTTAAATCCAAATTGTGAATACCAAGAATTTCCAATTGTTAATAATTTCAATAATGTTAAATTAATACTCGCTTCCTTCCCCGTAAAATTGATTTCGGAAAAATTATTTATTTTTAGTAAATCATATTTGTATTTTTTTCCAAATTCTATAATATTCAATAAGGTTTGTGTTCCGTTTTTTGGAACATCGCTACATTTGTTGATTTCAACATCATAAATAACATATTCAACTTCGTCATAACTTGGACAAGGCATTGTCAAACAGGTCATCCCGTTTTCATTCACAATAGTAATGGTTTCGTCGTCCACTATCCCGGTAAAAGATGGTGTTTTTTTATTAAAAATAGAAACCAATCTTTTTTGAATGACATCTAAATTTGTTTTTGGGTCCATATATTAATTAAATCTAAAACTATTTCACAAAACCGTGGTCCAATGCATTTAACAATCTAATTTGCCTAGTCGCCTTTTTCTTAGTAGTACATTTTGCATGAACTCTACGTGTCTTTTTGCTAATAACACGATAACAGTTTTTAGAACGAAGTTTATACATTTTGTACGGCATATTTATTTAAAATATTTTAAAATATTATGGCTATATTTCACGCAATTAAAAAAGACGGTGTACTAAACTTTTACAATATAGATGGTTATGAAACGCGAAACGAATCCACGTTTAAATGTATTCAAGAAGCCGATAAAATATACAATTGGGGAGATTTTAAAATACAAATTCATACGGGCGACGGAGATGAATCTAGTAAACACGAATATTGTTTCTCTAATTGTTTTTTTGGAAAATTAGTACCAGATTTCAATTTTGATGCTTGGCCTCAAGTTGGAATCAATGATTACACAGAAACAACCCAGGAAATTAAAAAAGCAGGGTCATTGCCACCTAAAATACTCAAGGTGGGGTGGATAGGAAATACAAACACAAATCCAATGCGAAAAAAATTATTGAAATACGGTCAGTCAAATCCTCAACTGTTTGATATCATAGACATGGCATGGTCTCCTTCATCCGGCACAAAATTGAATGCGACTACTTTTCTTTCCATGCCCGAATTGGTGGAGAAATATGCATTTTTAATTGACATTGAAGGGTATGGTTATTCAGGAAGATTAAAATATCTTTTGTGGAGCAGGCGCCCCCTTTTGTTGGTGGATAGACCACATAAAGAATATTTTTTTGAGTTTTTAAAAGAATGGGTTCATTATATTCCAGTAAAACGGGACCTTTCGGATTTACTTTTAAAGATAAAATGGATATTACGCAATCAAGAAAAGGCACAAATAATAGCAAATAATGCATTGGAATTTAGTAAAATATATTTGACACGCGAGGCTTGTTATTCAAGATGGAATGATATTATTCAACCTTTGCAAAAATTACCGGATTTGCAGACAGAGTTTCCCAGTGAATGCAATCCGTGAGAAAGATGAATTGCAGGATTCGCGGCGATTGATTTGCGCACAATATTTTCCAAAATCGCTCGTCGTTGCGCGCCGCATTCCACTCTCTCTCCACTATAGGCTTCATTTTAGAACCTTCATCAAACCACGTTGTCCATGAACCGGTAATAAACGATTCAATAATCACCAAAGCGTCCTCGTCTTCGCGTGCAGCCAATGTGTACAAATCAGTTTCTGTTTCAAGAGTTGGTTCCTTTGTTTCCAGTTTTTCCGAGATACGGCAATTCTTGAACATGTTTGGCGTGCTCTTTGTCTTTATGGAAACCCACCATTTTGCCAATTCGCATGGATTATTGAATATGGCGTTCCAGTCAATATATTTCCCTATTTTTTTCTTAAGTTTTTCATTATCCATCAAAAACATAATGGCCGGTTTTGATGGATTTGCACAGAGTAGAGGGATATCATTTTCGTAGCCATACATTTGAGTAAATAATTTGATGGCTTCCTTGCTTGAATTTTGCGCGAGGTTGCGTCTACATACCGGCAAATTTTCTCCCGCACATAGTAAATCTTTCAGATACCAATGAGATTCAAGCAATTTTATAGCTCTTGGATCTGGATTAGAAGAAAGTCCGCGGACACAAAGCCGGTTCATATCAATAGATGCGTGCAATCCAGTCATTTCGTGAAGCTCGTTACTTGTGTAATCCGTCATTTTATGTTAATATTTTTAATTAAAAATAATTTTCAATTTTTTTTAAGTATTTTAAAAAATTGTTTTTTTTAAAAAAATTGTTTTTTTTAAAAAAATTGATTTTTTTTAAAAAATATAGAGTTATTTACACAAACAAATCCAGATTTAAATCTTATGTACGAGGAATCCGAAAGTAAGCTCAGCTTGGTTGTCCGCAAGCCACAGGAGGGGAAGACCACCATTTGTATAACCAGTATTACAAATGATAGAAGCAGAAATATTCATATTGTCGTCACCATGAACACCCTTGCTTCAGGAATGCAGTTTTTTGGACGCCTTCAAGACGATATTGGACCTGAAAAAATTGTTGTCTTCAACAGTGACAAGAAAACTGCTGGAAATTGTCTCTATGCGAAAGATGTATCTGGTATTGTTAAATATATCAACACTGTCCCCGTCAAAGTTATCGTATGTTGTGCTCATAGTAAAAGAATTCGCGAATCTCTTCCTGACCTCTTTGATTTAGCAGCAGACTCTTTAAGAATTACTTCTTTAAATATCAAATTTACGATTCATGTTGACGAAGCGCACGCATATATCCCTGTTTACACAAAACAAATAGATGGTTTTAACAAGTCTCCCATTGTATCTGAGATAATTGGATACACTGCCACTCCTGATGGAATTTGGGGTTCTTCTCGCGACCCATTATTTCACAAAATTCTTATCCGTGATATTGAAAAAGAGCTGTCCATCATGTGTTCTACCAAATATTTTGGCGTCAAAGATTGTGAGTATTCTTTCTACGATTCATTGGACGTGGATGAAATCGTCCAGTGTATTCCCGAAGAAATTCCCGACCACATATTGACCCGAGTAAATGGCAAAACTGAACAGCCTCCCAAGTGCTGGTTTGGAAATAATTGGTGCTTTGACTTTGGAAACGAGCGCCTTCAACTGGGATTCCTGAATCATGTTCTTCCTCTGTTGCGTATTAATCCGAATCAGTTTAGTTATCATTTTGCTCCAGCATTTGCCCGAAAAGCGACACAATATCAAAGCATGGAAATTATCCTCAGTCATTATCCGACTGCCAATGTAATTGTTCTCAATGGCAACGGTTACGAAATGTTTCGTTCCCGTTTTGGAAGAATCACCAAAGTTGTTACTGGCGATAGTATTCGGCAAATGGCAGGCGACAAGAGAGAATTGGCTGCTTTGCGAGAACCTTCGTTTATGATACAAAAACTTATTCAAGATACACCTAACTTTCCTACTTTTATTACAGGTTTTCATTGCGTAGAGATGAGCGTGACAGTCATAAATCCCCAACTTGGAAACTTTGACAGCGTAATCTTGTCACACGAACATTGTAGCCGCGACAAACTCTATCAGTTGTGTAGATTTTTATTTAATTACGAAAGATGGCCTCGGGAAAGCAGAATAAAGAAGACCCATATTCATTCTTTGAAAGCTGATGTTGTCGGTATATGCCTTGATTACGAAGCCCATATTGAACGAATTACATCAGATTTTGCAGGGAAGACGTGCTCGTTGCGGGAAATCAATGGCTTGGCACCCGAAGAACCAACTGAACGCGAAGTCCGGAAAAAGGAGTTTGAGTCTATTGCTTTGGTGAACAGCAAATTGTGGAAAAAATTCAAAGTGTACGAAGATAATGACGAAGATGAATGGGAAAAAGCCAACAGATTTTACGAAAGCGTTTTGGGAAAAAGAATCAATGGAAGGTCCATGCCCAAAAAAACCGACGGGTTTTACCGTTCTTCAGATTCAAAAGGATTTGGTGTAAAAACGGCTACCACTTTTAATAATTTGGAAAAAGAAAAGTGGAGCAATAGATTTCAATTAAAAAAAGATTGTTTGTCCTATGCACATGTATTTGTAGGTTATGAAAATTTAGACGACCCTAGCGAGTATACGATTTTTATCAAATTTGCTCAACTTGTAGATACTCCCTCTACTCGCGAACATCTCGCAAAATGGTATGACGCCAAAGGCGACGACTCTAAAAGCGAAGATGGTAATTAATGTAGGGACAAAGCCCAAGTCAAATGTCAAAAAACTAAAAAAACTAAAACTAAAAAAACTAAAACTAAAAAAACTAAAAATTATTTTCGCATATGTTTTCTTGTTCGTTTTATCTTTCGTTTTGTTTTGCCAAATGCAATGTCATTATTTTTTAAATATGTGTTTATTACAGAAAGTGCACTTGAAACAATTTCCACTTCTGTTTCTGGCCTAGGGCCTTCCTTGTTAATTTTTACCGATTTAATTGTATTACACGAAGATTCGTACCAATCTATTTTAGTTTGCGAAAGATTAAATAAAGACCGGAGTAAATTTAAAATATCTTTACGGGTAATACTTAACCCAATACTTTTAGTGCCGATGTTTAATTTCATATTTTTTATATATTTATCTATTGCTTCTTCTTTATAATCCATTTCTTTTGAGAATTTACCTGAAAATTCCCCTTTCAATGCAAATTCCAATGCCACTTTATCCATATCTATATTAGGTTGCGAGGTTGTTAAAGTATTGGGTATACTTGGATTCACCCGAGGAAGAATTTCAATTTCAATTTGTCTCCCATCTAATTCAACAATCATTAAAATTTGTTGTTCATTTTCTAGATTCACCCTATCGTTATTTTGGTTACTATAATTTTTATCTGCCATCAAAGAAACTTTTTTGGTACTAGAAGAAATTAATCTATCAAATGCATCTGTTTTATTTTCAGAGGGCAAATAATCCATAAACTTTCGTGCTGCAAAATGTTTTTTAATGATTTCCGTATCATCTCCTGTGAATGTAGGTATACCTGATATACTTGGATTTTTAGTTTTATCTAATATTTTTTTAATTGAAGAACCACGAGTTACGGGTAGTCCGGCATAACAACCGGCGGTATGAAAATTCATATCTAAATCACCTGTGTATAAAACTGGCACATGGAATTGAAAAAAATTTCCTTCCTCTTTATACGAAACTTGTAAATTATAATTGCTTTGAAAAGGTCCATCTAATCTAGCGATAACTTCGCTATAATTTCTTGGATTTTCTGTATCTGCAAATACGGAAAAAGATTCAGGAAGACTTCTAAGTTCTTTGGGCATATTTTTTTTTCTTTTTTCCATATCTGATTGGTTTTCAAACGGTCTAGCAATATCTTGAGTAATTATTTTTAACGAACCATGGCAAATGATAAATATTTTAATGGAAGTCGGAGAAATAGAAGACATTGTATTTCTAGCAACTAAATTTTCACGTATTTTTTCCGACAAAGTGGGTTTCATGATTGCGCTTCTTGCCATTCTCGCACTTCTTAATTTTGAAATTTCTTTTTGGCGCAGGCGTTTAGTTCTATTTACGGCACTTTGAACTTTAAATTCGGTTGTAAAAATGGATTTTGGTTTTCCGAATTTTCCTCTTGAGCGTTCCGGTTTTCCTCTTGAATGTTCCATTTATTATATGGTTATTTTTAATTCGCTTGCCTCCTTTTAAACTTAATGTGCCTTGTATACCTTCTATTAATTTTGGTATTATTTTTAACCATTTGTAGTTTTTTTTTAAAAATGCAAACACAGATAAATTTGCAACTATTAATTGAGTCAATTCAAATAATCTATCATCTGTATTGAAATATTTTTTTATTATTTTCATAGAACCAGAAATAAAAGAAATTCCCCATAATAGTAAACGCACAGTAGTTATATCTTTCATTTGAATTAAAGTAATAATACTGATTAAAAACCCACCTTCAATGTCCGTTCCAAGTTTTTTTCCAACAAACCGATTTATAAGTTTTAAATGTTGACCATTAAAAAATTCAGACAATACAGATATTATATTATGTCTATCCAATTCTTTAAATTTACCAGGAACAACACTCAACACTTCACTGACTTTTGTAAGTGCATCTGGTAAAGTATTTTGAAATTCCGAACCTGTAATTAAATTTCTATGTAAATCATGGTAACCTTTTTGTTTTAAACCAAATTTAGTTAATTTACTAACCGCCTCACAATTAATTACAATAATTAAAAACAATATTATGGGTATAATACGATTTCCTCCAACCTGTACTTGGTCATCAATTGGGTTTTCATATATTGTGATAATCTCAGTAAGTAATTGTACAGTAATTAATTGTATTACATTTGTTAAACCTGGTTCAGTGACCATTGATTCTAATTGTGCAAGCATTTCTTTACAAAATGATATAAGGTTATATTGTACCTCTTCCAAATCTTGCATATCTCCCAAACCTAGAGAATCCATATATTAAGCCTACAAAATTATCTGATATTCTCGTATAAAATTTCCATTTCAAATGTCAAACTATAGTCCATGTTATTTAAATCAATAATTTCTCCAAATTTATCCATTAATTTAATATGTAGCCGTCGGATATTTACGGGGCCATTATATCTTCGTATTTTGGAAAGCGACAATCCATTGTAATCATTAGAAGTGATGGAAAATTTTCCATTTACGAGCGGTATTTTTGCAATGACATATTCATCCAGAATAGACTTGTCAAAACAAACGACATTATTTTCATTCACATTATTCTGATAATCATTCACGGAAACATAAATGTATCTGTCTCCGCCGCCATCGTAAAGTCCTTCAGAAGTAATACATGTTACATTCAAATAATTCATTAAACGAAATCCGAGGGTCCAACCCAAGCATTTCATAATATTTGCATTTGGTCTCTCATTAAAATATATGGAAAACGTCATTTCAGGGCAATCTTCTAGCAAGACAATTTCCGTTTTCCCATTATGAGGATGTATTTGAATTTTTATAAATTGTAAAAGAGTTTCGGTGTCCGACAAATAAAAATAACGCGAGTTCAACAATTGCGGCAAAGAAGTAATATCATAATTTCCATCAGGTACGACAATGTCGTATACAAAAACCTCGTCTGTATTTATCTGAATTTTAAAACAATTATTTTCTTTTAAACTGGAAAATAAATACCAAGCATTGGGCAATTCAATGGAAGAAAGTTGAATGGAGATGGTGCTTTGAATGGATACCGGTAATGTATAATAAAAATCGCATGGATTGCTTTTATAGTAATCTTCTCTAAAACAAGTATTCAGATGCAGATTGGTAAGCTGTACCATTCGTTTTAAATAATTAACATTTCCATCTGCAACTGGATTAGGAAACGAGTTTATAACTGGCTCTCTAGGCGCCGGTGTATTTGTGTTTGTATCTGAATTATAAAAAAGATTCGCAGGATTATAATTCATTTGCAATATCCCACCGCTCTCTTTTTTATTCAATAAAAAAGGTCGCGTAAGATGAATAAGTTCTTCAGCGTCTTTTGTATGATAATCTTCTACATTTTTTATTTTTTGAATATATTGGTAAATATTTTCATCGTCTTCCATATCTAAAATAAAAGATTGGTCCATTAATTCTCCCACACAAGTCAACAATACAAATACTTTTTTATAAAAGACGCTAATATGACTCGGATATTTTATTTCAAGTTCAACCATTTGTTTCTGGCGTTTTTCCATCTGTAACTTGAGTGGTTGTGTAGAATCTATTTTAAAAACATTCATCAAATCTTCAAAATCATAATTGTTTACATTCAAATCCTTGTCCATATTTGAATGTATGATATTTTTATTTACCGTTTATTGCAAAAGTTATCTAGCCCGTCTTCTGGTGGGTCTAATTCTTCTTGCGTGAGGAAATTGGCTATTTGCGCGCCTCCATCTTCGCGACCGCAATCTCCTTCTACTATTCATATAATTTCTCACTTGGGTTTGAGATATAAATGGCCGAGAACTATGCGAGCTAGAGCTAGAACGCGAGCTAGAACGCGAGCTAGAACGCGAGCTAGAACGCGAGCTATCAGACAGTTCGTATTTTGGTCTATCAGGAGAATCTATTGGAATAAGAGGCTTCATATAATATATTATTTTAATTCAAAATCAGTAATAGAGTAATTCATAATGACAACCACATTTTTTACATCTTGTGTGCTACTTATAAAAACAAGGGTAATACGTAAATTCAGAGGCTGGTATGGATTATAATTTGGGTCGCTTAAAACCATATTTACAATATCACACCATCTTAATGAATTTACTAAAGATTGGCAATGCAATTGGCAGAGTGTTTTGATACTACTTACTTCTTTATTTAAAATAATTCGCGAGGATGGCTCAATGGCTTCAATGCTAATATGCAAACATTCTTCAATATTTGTATAAATTTCATTCAATAAACTAAAGGGACAACCATCCACTTTATTTCTATATTTAGGCAAAAGAGAAATAAAAGGAATTAAGCAAGGGTTGTTGCATGCACATGGATTAATATTGAAACATTCGGTTTCGTAAAACAGATATTTAAAGGTGTTTAAAGAAATGGGTATGGGTTCTAATTGAATGGGAATAACATTATCTTCAATCAATTCAAAATTAGAATATTTTTGACAAAGAATAGCTATATTAATAGGAGCATTACATGGCTCTTGAATATCTATAAAATCTAGACAACAAGGCGGTGGTTCGGGTGGAGGGCAACTCATTGTATTAATATGCTATTTTTAATTTTCTCAAAAGTTATGTTTTCCTTCTTTAATAATTTGCGGATGTGATTTAATCTTCCTTTATCATATTCTTCCGGTATTCCAAAAAGAAGTTTGTATATTTCATATTCGGGTTTTAATTGGATTGGAGGAAGAACAAAAACCAATGAATTTTCTTTTTCCGACGGCTTGTGTTTTAATATGATTTCCAATGATTTCAAAAAATGAAGAAACACATCATTATCTGCAAAATAATTTCTCATTCTAGAATTTAATAAAATATAGTTTTCATTGACAATATTCCATTTTTGTTGTGTCAAAGGGATAAGCAATTTATCTACTAATTTTTTTGACATTTCGTCTGTATTTTTTTGAAATGTTCCCATTAAGTTAATTTCTCCTGGATTTGTTCCATGTAATCCGAGAACCATCTATATATTAACATTTATTGCATTTTTTATCGCATTTTTTATTGCATTTTTTATCGCATTTTTTATCGCATTTTTTGTAATATGTTTCACATGGATTGCACGGGTCATAACATTTCAATAAAGGATTCGTGCATATGGTAACAGGGATAACAGATTCGCAGTCAGAATCGGAATCACAGTCGGGTTTAGAACACGGGTGAGTCTGCTTAAAACAACAGGGTCTCATATTTCCATTTAAATTTGGTCGGCATGCTGTTTTACATGGCTCGCAAGGTTTGGGCGGACAAGGTGGATAAGGTGGACAAGGTTTACATGGGTCGGTCGTTATCTTTCGTGGAAAATAAAAACATTCATCACATTGACTAACATATTTTCCGCGAGGATATAATACCGGGTCTTCGCAAAATTTACACGAATTTTTACACGGGTTGCATTCATAACTACTTACCCCATTAACAATGGAAGAAGGCGGTTTCTTGCAC